AGGTAATACTTGGACTGGTGCTGGTGCAATGGTTAAGAGTGTTGCTATTGGTGCATCCTATAGTACTGCTGATGCAACATTTACTGTTGGATTTACAAGTGCTTCTGATGGTAAGTTCATTGCTTCCTTAACTGCTGCTCAAACAAGAACTTTAAATGAAGGAAGATATGTATATGATATTAATGTTAGTTCAGGTGCTACAGTTTATAGAATTGTTAGCGGAAATGTAATGGTTAACCAAGGCATCTCTACTGCACTATAAATAATAAAACAGAGGAACTGTATTAATGCAACCATCCACTCGCCAAGAACTAGTTACTTACTGTAAGAGACAATTAGGTGCTCCGGTGCTGGAGATTAATGTTGCCGACGAACAGATAGATGATATACTAGACGATTCTATTCAGTATTTTCAAGAAAGACATTTTGATGGAACCATCCAAATGTTTATGAAGTATAAGGTAACTGAAACTGATATTAAAAGAGGAAGAGCAAGAGACGGTAGAACAGATAATGTAGGAATAGTTACTACAACAGCAGAGGCAACTATTGATGGTGGTACTACTACCTTTAGTTGGACGGAGACTAGTAACTATCTACAGGTTCCTCCATCTGTTATTGGTGTAACAAAAGTAATGCACTTTGATGGTGCTAATACTGTTACTAACAATATGTTCAGTGTTAAATATCAGATGTTCTTGAATGATATTTACTATTGGGGTTCTACTGAAATCTTATCATATGCAATGGTTAAGACATTCCTTGAAGACCTTGATTTTGCATTGACTACACAAAAGCAAATAAGATTTAACCAGAGAATGGATAGGTTATATCTTGATATTGATTGGTCAAGTCTTAGAGAAAATGATTTCTTAGTAATGGAATGTTATAGGTCTTTGCATCCAGATGATTATAATAGAGTATGGAATGATTCATTCCTAAAAAAATATGCTACTGCTAAGATTAAAAAGCAGTGGGGACAAAATTTACTTAAATTCCAAGGGGTCAAATTACCTGGTGGGGTCGAGTTAAATGGTAGGCAAATTTATGATGACGCAGAAAAGGAATTGGAAGTCATCGCAGAAATGATGTCTAACACTTACGAACTTCCACCACTTGATATGATAGGTTAACATGGTACTTAACCCGTTCTTTCAACAAGGTTCACCAGGTGAACAAAGTTTAGTTCAATCGCTCATTAATGAGCAGTTGAAAATTTATGGTGTTGATGTACACTATATGCCTAGGAAGTATGTTTCTTCTGATTCAGTATTAAGAGAGGTAAATGCATCTTCATTTGAGGATGCATATCCTATAGAAGCATATATTGATAATTTTGATGGTTATGGAGATAATCCTACACTGCTATCAAAGTTTGGTATTCAAGCAACTAATGAAGTAACTTTAATTATTTCCAAGGAAAGATTTGAAACTTATATCTCTCCTTTAATGAAGAACGAATCTAATATAAAACTATCGACTAGACCAAAGGAAGGAGACTTAATCTATTTCCCATTTGGTGATCGTTTATTTGAAATCAAGTATGTAGAGCACGAGAAACCATTCTATCAACTTAAGAATACTTATGTTTATGAATTGCGTTGTGAACTCTTCCGTTACGAAGACGAGGTTATCGATACTGGTGTTGACGAGATTGATGATACCCTAGAGGCAATTGAAGGTGCTGATGGCGAAGACTTTGTTATTGGAAGCACTCAGATGCTAACTCTTGTTGGAGATGCTGAACAAGCAACTTGTGTTACTACACAGGTACATGGTGGTATCCAATACGTTGATATAACCAATAGAGGTAATAGTTACACCTATGCTCCAAGAGTTGCAATTTCATCTGCTCCTGCAGGTGGAGTAACTGGTGTAGGTACTGCATATCTACTTGGAGGACTTGTTGTATGTTCTGGTGCTGCATCAGCATATAGTAATAAGAGTGTAGTTCAGAATGTTTACCTAGTTAATCCTGGTTCTGGATATACTACCGGACCTGATATGGCGTTCTATGGTGGTGGAGGAACAGGTCTTGCTGTTACATCATATATGGCGAATGGTACGATAGGTATTGTTACTGTTACTGGTGGTGGTTCTGGATATACTACATCACCAAACATTACGTTTACAGGTCTCTCAACGGTCTCTGCTGCCGCTACAGCAGTCGTAAGCAGCGCGGGTACTATATCTGCTGTTCACATCAGTAATGCTGGTGCAGGTTATACTACACCACCAACAATGGTTATTGCTGCTCCTACTGGAACAAGTACTGGAAACTTCTCATTTAATGAGGTTGTAACTGGAGGAACTAGTGGTGCTACTGCAAGAGTAAGAACTTGGAATTCTACGTCAAATGAAATTGAGATATCTAGTGTTGAAGGAACCTTTGCTAGAGAAGAGACTCTTACAGGTTCTACATCAGGTGCATCCCGTGTTATAAGGTTAATTGACTTAACAAACTTTGATGACGGATATGGAGATAATGATGAATTTGAAGTTGCTGCAGACAATATTTTAGACTTCTCTGAAGGCAATCCATTTGGAACACCATAAATAAACTGTCAGGACTGTAATTATGTTTGAGTATTTTTATAACGAAATTTTTAGAAAGACTATCATTTCTTTTGGTACTCTTTTCAATGATATTACTATTAAGCAAACAGATTCTACTGTAAAGGTGCCTCTGGCATATGGACCTACCCAAAAGTTTTTAGCAAGATTAGAAGAATCACCAGATCTCAATAAGAGAACTGCGATGACCTTACCAAGGATGTCCTTTGAATTTACTGGTCTTACATATGATTCATCTAGGAAGGTAACTACAACTCAACAAATTACTGTTAAAGATCCTACTACAGGACAAGGAAGTAAAACTAAAAAGGCATATATGCCTGTTCCTTATAACATGCAATTCGAATTGAGTGTTATGACTAAATTGAATGATGATGCACTACAGATTGTCGAACAGATATTACCATATTTCCAACCATCATATAATCTAACAGTACAGTTAGTAGAAACAATTAAAGAGAAGAGAGATATTCCAATCGTTCTAGAGAACGTTACAATGGATGATCAATATGAAGGTAACTTTACTACTCGTAGAGTTCTACTTTATACATTAAGATTTAGTGCAAAGACATACCTATTTGGTCCTGTCTCTACTGCTACATCCGATATCATCAAGAAGAGTTCTATCAATTACATCTCTGGTGGTTCCAAGTCTGTTGAAAGAGATGTTACATACTCTGTTACTCCAAGAGCAACTAAGGATTATACAGGTGATATTCTTACAAATCTCACAGAGGACATTGATGAAGTTCAGACAACTATGAATGTAACTGATGGTACTGCTCTTACTGTTAAGACCTATGTTGATGTTGATGATGAAGAAATGTATATTACCAAAATTACCAGCAATAAGATTACTGTTGAAAGAGGTAAGGATGGTAGAGTTGCTGCTGCCCATGTAAATGGATCAGAAATCAAAGGTATTACTGCTGCAGATGATGCTCTCATTGAACTTGGTGATGACTTCGGATTCAGTGGTGAATATACACAAGATGCTGAATTATTCTAATGAAAATGACTAATCTAGATGATGCTTTTAATGTTGAGTCAACTATCGTTCCAGCAGAAAAGGTTGGTATAACTCCAGAGCAAAAACCTGATAGACTTACTAAGACTGATATTGATAAGGACTATGAGTATACTCGTGGTAATCTTTACAGTATTATAGAGAAGGGTCAGGAAGCAATTAATGGTATTTTAGAACTTGCTCAAGAGAGTGAGATGCCTAGAGCATATGAAGTTGCAGGACAGTTAATTAAGAGTGTCTCTGATGCAACTGATAAGTTAATGGATCTCCAGAAGAAATTAAAGGATGTAGAAGAAGAGACTAAAGTTAAAGGACCTAATACTGTTAATAATGCACTGTTTGTTGGGTCAACTGCTGAGTTACAAAAACTATTAAAGTCTGGACTGCCTAAAGATTCTAAATAACTTTGGGAGAGAAATCCCGAAGTACTTTTAGTATCCATACAATGTCGGACCAGTTACCGTCGATAGATAATTTACCAGAGAGTGAATTACCCTCAGTCGATCAGTTTATAATAGAAGAACAAGAATTACCTTCTATTGAAGAGTTCGTCGAAAAGGAAGAAGAGGAGATAGTTGAAGAAGTAGAAGAAGAGATTGTAGCAGAAGCACAAGATCTCACAGAAGTATTACGACTTATTAGTGATGTTAGAAAGGACATCCCTGATATACCAGAGATTAAATATTACGACGAAGAATTAGAGAGACTTACAGAACAAGTTAAAGAGGTTAGGAATAGTATCCCAGAGATACCAGAACCTCCAGAGATACCAGAAATAAAATATTATGATGATGAGATTGCTTCCTTAAGAGAAGAAGTAAAGGATCTTCCTGAGCCAAAATACTATGAAGAAGAACTAGAAGGTCTTCAGAATAGAATTGATGGTATTAAGAAGGATATAGTAGATCTTCCTGAAGTAAAGTATTATGAGACAGATCTAGAATCTCTTAAAGAAGACATTCTTGCAGTAAAAGAATCTATACCCGTATTTCCAAAGTGGGTTAATGAGGTCAATCAAGTTCCAGATTTCTCCTGGATTGGTAAGACCTTTGGTGTAATTGATGATGACTTTGTTAAGGTACATGATAACTTAGAGACCATTCGAGATAGGATTAACGCTGAAGTTAATGCTATTGCAGAGACTATTGAAGTAAAGGAATTTGAATCTAAGAATGAATTTGATACCTTAACTAAGAGTTTAACTGAGATTAAAGATAAGATATACAAAGAGTTAAGAGAGTCTGCTTTAAGTATAAACAATGTAAGACATTCATTTAAGGATGATGATAGGAAATTAAAGAAGAATATACTCAGCAACTTAAATGTATTAAAGCAAAGAGTTGAAGCAGAAGTAAAGGAATTTAATAGAAAGAATACTGATACCAAAGATATCTTTGATGGGTATTTTAGTGCTCTTACAGAAGAGATTGCTAATCTACCTGAAGTAAAATATTATGATGAAGATATTAAAGATGTTAGAAATGAACTTAATGAAGGATTAATATCTCTTAGAACTTTAGTTGAGGAGATTAAAGGTAAGCAAGAGGTATTAAAGGAAGAGGTAAATAAGCGTCCTATTCAACCAGACCCTGAAGAAAGTAATACTGACCCTCTTACACCAACTAACCAAAACTTTGCTACTCATGAAGATTTAGCAAAGCATTATAAGTTATTTGTTAATAGAGTTCAGCAGCAGTTATATACCATCGGTGGCGGTGGTGCAGGGTTTATTAAAGACCTTGATGATGTATCATTTGATAATACTGTAGGAACCAATAAGTTACTTATCTACAATGGTTCTTCATGGGTAGGTATTGCAAGTACTGCACTATCAGGTTCTACTACATTAGATGAAGTATTAGAGAAGGGTAATGTATCCGGCATTGGAATGAGTGTCGGTGTTATTACTGCTACTAATGGATACTTTAGTGGTATTGTAACTGCATCTACAATCAATTATGATAATGTAACAGACATATATTCAACTGGTATTGTAACTGCAACTAAGGGTATTCAGGTTACTGGTCTTGGTGTTCATGTAACAACTGCTGGTGTATCTACATTTGTAGGATTAACATCATTCCGCAATGGTATTAATGTAATAGCAGGAACAGCAAGTACCGCATTAATTGTTCAGGGTGATGCTCGTATAACTGGTATCCTAACGATTGGTACTGGTTCTGTTACTATCAATGGTAGTGATAATAAAGTTCAGATTGGAACAGGAGTTACTCTTACTTCAACTGGTGAGGCAGACTTTGTTGGTGTAGTTACTGCAGCAGGATTTGAAGTTGGAACTGCTGCTACTATTAAGGATAATGGTAATGCTACTTTCTCAGGTATTGTAACTGCTGCAAACTTTATTGGAGATGGTTCAGGTTTAACAGGTGTTGCTAATACAGATAATGTAGTTTCTACAACCTTAAGTGTATCTGGTGTTGTTACTGCAATCGGTGGTCTCTATGTTGGAACTGCTGCAAGTATATTTGCTAATGGTAATATAACTGGTGGTATTGTAACTGCAACCAAATACTATGGTGATGGTTCTAGTCTATCTAATGTAACTAGCACAACGATAAACAATAATGCAAACAATAGATTAATAACTGGTTCAGGTACTGCTAATACATTAGAAGGAGAATCAACCTTAACATATGATGGTGCTAAACTATCGGTTAGTACTGGTGCTACGGTATTCACTAATGGTAATATTGCCGCTGCGGGAATTGTAACTGCTAATGGTGGATTTGTTGGGGCATTAACTGGTGCTGTAACTGGTAATGTTACGGGTAATGCATCGGGTTCATCTGGTTCTTGTACTGGTAATGCTGCTACCGCTACTGCACTTGCAACAACAAGAGCAATTGGTGGAGTGAACTTTGATGGTACTGCAGCGATTAACCTTCCAGGTGTAAATGCTTCTGGTACTCAGGATACAAGTGGTAATGCTGATACTGCTACTACAGCAACGACAGCAACTAACATCACGGTTTCTGCAAATAATTCTACTGATGAAACGGTATATCCAATATTTGTAGATGGTGCTACAGGTGGTCAAGGTGCAGAGTCTGATACTGGTTTAACATATAATCCATCAGATGGTGAACTCACAGCAACTACATTTACTGGAG